TTTATTACGTACATAAACCATATGATTGGACGAAGGAAGACCAAGGTCCTCCCCCAACAAGCGCTTGGATCTTCCTATCCTTGACTGTACAAACGCATTAACCCACTTCGGACCAGCATTGCGGCAGGCGCCCGCAAAGGACTGGAGCGAGTTAATCGACCCATCGTACCCCCCCCTTCTTAGATGACGAACCTCTCGCCATCTCTGCCCTTCATTGACAAACGCCGTCGAGTTGATCTCAGCAACGGTCGTCTTAACCGTCGTCTTCTTATAATTGATCTGGAAGCCAGGAGGGTACCTGGCAATTACATCATTATAATTAGACGACATAAGACAGTCGTCGCCGTTGATCAAAATCTCGGCGTCTTTTCCCCCGGCCCAACGTGCGGCCAGATAGGACTGAATGCAGAGAAGCGGGAACGAGAGGTACGTTCCCATCATCTGCCCAAATGTCACCTCACCTTTTCCTACTCCTTTTACCTCCAACTGCGCTCGTAATGACAGGTGAGCCAGTTCTCGTATCTTCCCTGGGATACAACACGCCTTTGACAAGGCAGCTCCAAGGGCGGCATCTGCCACATCTAACATCAGACCATCGGTTGCTGATACAAGATCAACGGATGTCTGGAACTCTTTGGTGCACACACTCTTTATCCTCTTTCCTTTGGGTGGCCCCCTCAAAAGCCATTTTTGTTTTGTTAGCTGTTGATAAACAGCTTTGTGGAGGGGGGCAAGGAGCTCGAAGTTGTGTGTAGGAACACCAAGTTTCCTAACTTTTCCGCTGGTCGGGACCTCTGAGAGGCGCAACCGAAAGTCTTCGGTGATGTGGGGTGGCAGCCGTCCTTTGAGACATGCCTTTTCGAACTCTTCCTTGTTACTATTCTTGGCCCAATATCTTGATGATTTGACACCGTCATATCGTTGGGTATCATTGGGCACATGAGAAGTAACAAAGGAAGGGTAGAGGTGTTTATCCCATCCGAAGGGAAAGAACGATTTGACCTGTTTACGGACAAATCGGAGGTAATCGGATGATGCGGATGGCGGGTCGCTTTGGGTAGCGGTGGCGAAGAATTGGGGGGCCGTTGAGGCCGGTAAGGGTGCTTTGCACTGCGAAAGGGACAGGTTTCTCTTTATTGCCTCTCCCGTGTTCTCGAT